AAGCTATAAACAAGAACACAAAAGATTGTTGTGGGGGAAATAAAGGTGGTGGTGGAGGCGGTGGAGGCGGTGGAGGCGGTGGAAGTTCGGGCGGTGGAGGCGGTGGCAAAGAAGATAATAAAAAAGGAGAGAAGGATGAAAGAATAGCTCCAGAAGGCAGATGGTCAACAACATTTGCAAAACTTTTTAATTTTGCTACAAAAGAAGCTGTAAATCAGGCTAGAGGTAGACTTGAAAATATTATGAAAGCATTTACAACTCCCAAAGAATTGCAAATGAAACAATTCAGTGAATATTTTGATATGTCTAAGACGATGACGGAATTGCATCATTTTGACATCAACATGAAAAGAGCAATTTATCAGACAACTGGGCTTGGGAAAGAAGCAAATGAAATTGTGAGAGAATTCACGGATATTAGAAAAACAACTAATTTGACCGGCTTTGATCTTCAATTCATGCAGAAACAAATGTTAAAATATCAACAATCAGGCATGAAAATGGATAATAATTTAATAAAATCTAAAGATAAAATGTTGCGAGTTGGTGTTGCTCAATTAAACACAGAAAGACAATTGGGATTGCAAGCTGGAACTTTAGATGATCATTTTATAGATTTGGTTAATCATGCTGGAAAAAGCACATCTGAAATTGCATTGATGGGCAAAAACATGCGTGATGTGGCACATAACACAGGATTAACTGGACAAAAAATGGTGGAAGCTTTAATTGCAAGCAAACAATTTAATAATAATTTGATGAATTCTGGTAACTTGACAGCAGAATCAATGAAAAATGTTACTGGCATGACAGCAAGCTTTAAAAAGTTTGGTGTTGAGGGTGCTGGTGGCGAAATGATGACTTATTTAACTGATGCAAATAAACTTTTCATGGGTGCAGACGATGCAATGGCTAATATTGTTCGTCAATCTGCTGCTATTGGAGGCGTTACAAATGAATTGCTAGATGGCACAATAACAAAGTCAGATAAAGCCATGAGATCTTTTACTATGGGATTTGATAAACTATTAGAATCACAATTTGGCGTAACAACTGTCGAACAATTCGAAGCTTTAGATGATACACAAAAAGCAATGCTTAATAGACAAGCTGCTGCAATAACCAAAGGAAAACACACTTTGGGTGAATTGTTGAGAATGAAGAAAGCACAAGAAGAATCTAGTTTGACATTTGCTGAAAGAATAAAAAGAATAGACGATGAACGAATCAAGAGTCAGCAGAAAGGTGGAAAAGAAGAAAAACTTTATCAGAAACAATTGGAAATTCAAAAGAGAGAATTAACAAGATCTAAAGGATTTGATGTTATTGGAGAATTTGGTAGATTGTCAGAACAAGCTGGCATTACTGACATGAAACAAGTTTTTGGCAAATTTGATACTAAAAAATATAGTCAAGATATAGCAGCAATGGCAGGAGTTTCCCAGAAAGATGTAGAAAAATTCAGTCAAAAAGACATTCTTGATAGGGTTGTCAGACAAACAGCTATAGATTTAGACAAGCAAATGAAAGAACAAGGAATAGCCAAAGGGGTTGGTATTTCTGATAAAGACATTGAAGAAGCTTTGAAAGAAGGTCAAGGAACAGAAAAATTCCAAGAATTGCAGAAAAAATTAGAACAAGCAAATCAAGAATTGATAACAAGAATGCAGGAAGATGCTGATCCACAAACAAAAGCTTTGCACCATATTGAAGAAATTATGGAAGGCGTAAGATCAGATCTATTGAAAAATTTGCAAATAGCAAAAGCAGGAAATTTGGGAGAATTCTTTGATACATTTTCGGCTATGAGTTTAGATCTTGGTTTGCAAGGACTTTCAAAAGGAGGACAACCATTTGGACCCGGAGAAACAGGCATCATGGATCAAGCAGCATTTTTAGATATTTTCACCGGAGGAGATACAGCCACAAAAATGGAAAAAGATTTGGAAAATGATAAAGATTACCAAGCCAGATTGAAAAAATCTATTGAAGACATTAATACAATCGGAGGCGGTTCTGCGGGTTTTTATGAATCTTTTAGAGAATCTTTAAGCAAAATGTATGGCTGGTTTGGTGAATTAACAGGAAAAAAAGAGCCAGTATCGGAACCACCAAATAGAAGTGTTGGCACAAACTTGGTAACAAAAGAAGGATTGGCATATGTACATGCTGGTGAGCGTATTATTCCGAAAAAATTTGCAAATGATCTTACTGATACTGGACCGTACAAAAGCAAAATGGAAGAAAACTATGATGCAATATTTCGTAGAAGTTTTGACACTATAAGAACTCTTCAGAACACACCTGATAGAGATGTTAGCCAATTCAGAACGATGGAATACAGACCTGATAGAGATCGAGATTCTGGCAAACTTACAACATTGGAATATAGACCTGATAGAGATCGAGATTCTGGCAAGATCACAACATTAGAATACAGACCTGATAGAGAAGATGTTTTTCACAGAGGATTTAGACAATTAGGATCTGTACCAGATGTTGTTGATAATGGATTAATGCCTAATAACAACAGAGTTAGAACTCAGATGTCAAATGTTCAAGCAAAATTATCTAATTTCCAAGAAAGGAATTCATCTGAAATTCTTGAAGTGTTAAAGGGTATAAGAGATGATTTAAAAACTACTATAGTTGCAGGAAAAGGCAGAATGTCTGATGACAGATCATATGAAGACGATATGATGATAAATAGAATAAAAACTGATTCACGCTCTGGCGCAGTAAAAGGTGGAGACTATTCAAATAATGACGCAATAAAAGCTTTACGATTTTAAAAAAAGACTATATTAGATTAGATAATATATGGGAATAATAGCAACAAATAGTTTAGGTAAATTGAATCCGATACCTGATTGTTATATCAGGGCTAAAGATTATTATATTGTTATGTACAATTTACCAAATATAACAGATCAAAAGTCAACCACTTATACTCCAGAAAATGGCATGGGTAGGACGCAACCTTTTCTCAGCTTTAATGAAGGTGGATTAAGGACAATACAATGGAGTTTCAGCATGATTTCTTATGATGAAGAAAGTGTAGCAAGAAATTTTGGTTATATGAGAATTTTAGAAGCTAGTGTTTATCCAAGAAAAGATCCAGCGAATGTTGTTCCGTATATTCCTCCTGTTGTAATGAGTGCTAGATGTGGAGATTTATTAGCTAACGGTGGTGCTGAATTGAATGTTGTTCTAACAAACTATAGTTTTGAATTTAGTAGTGAACAGGTTTGGAACTCTGAATATAATGTGGCAAGATATATGCCAGCAAGAGTTGAAGTAAGATTAAATTTTGATGTTGTGTATGATACAAGATTTCTTCCGGGTGCTGATAGAATATTGTCTTTAGGAGCTTAAAATGGCTTACAAAATTTATTTATCTAATACAGCTAATGCTTCTAATTATGTAAATGCTTTATCAAGATATGTAAATTCAAAAGTTTATGTTTATGGAGATGAAAAAAAGCTTACATTTGAAACATATAAAAGAAGAAATTTTTTGCTTACACAGTTTGACAAATATGCTGTCATACCTGAAGGATATGCATATAGACCAGATTTGGTTTCATCAAAAGTTTATGGATATCCTGATTCTTGGTGGCTTATTATGGAAGTGAATGGCATTTATGACATCAATGATTTTGTTGCGGGGAAAACAATCAGATTACCAGTAAATACAATTTGAAATGCCTATAGATTTAAAATACAGAATACCGCCGAGCTTTCTTGTAGATGGTATAAATTATTCTGAATGTGGATATTTTCGTAGACCTTTGCCATCTACAGGACCAGTTGGGATTCCTGATAATTTGCCAATGCAAATGCATGCTCCATTTGTTGAGGCTAGATTTTACAGCGTGAAAAATTTTAGAGAAGAAGATTTACAAATAGCAAGAAGTGAACAACAACAAACATATTATGTTACAACAGGCAACTTTGCTAATCAACAAGAATCCAGAAATGCTTTCATAAAAAGCTTCAGATTATCAGTACAAAATGGTTTTTCCGCAACATTGGAAATAATAGACACATCTGGTAATGATTTTGTAGGTTTTTACAATACCGTTTATAAAAACCAATGTATCAAAGATAACGCTCCTGCACCTCCCGGTGATCAGGCTGCACAAAATGCAATTAAAACATCTAATTTGTTCATAGTTTCAATTAATGTTGGTTATGTTTTTACAAATTCGGAAGATCAAAAAGTAGTTTATCAATCTTATGTCAATGCTCCTTCTCGACATTTGCCGGGAAGGACAATGGGTCCATATATGAATTTTGTAATAAATTTAATTGATGTGGACATAAGTACAAATGTTTGGCGATATACTTTAAATTTAAGTGCTTTTGATGGTCCTTTATCTAATCAAATAGTAATTGATCGCAAAGGGGCACCGGGAAGAGAAGTTCCATTATTAGTGGCAGCAGAAATGATGTTGGATGGCACTTGCCCACCTAAAGTTGTTTATGAAGACCCAAATAAAGCTCGTATTGCCGTATTAGAAAAACCTAAAGGTTTGAATGGAAGATTTGCTTTAACAAGCGAAAAAGGAGCCGGTTCTTTACCAAATGCTACAAGAAAAGGGATATTTGCGGGATATAACTTGCCACCTTTAGATGCTATAAGAAAAAATTTAGAAACTTTTGTTACAAAGAGTAACAAAGGTGTTTTTATGTTTTATCCTACTGGTGCCAATGATAATACTTTGTATTTACTTGAAGCTGAAAGTACTTTTTGTATACAAAAAAGAGGATCTTTGCCTCAATGCGGTTATAGTGGTTTTGCAGGAACATATGTTGTAAATGGTGGAGATTTTAGTCCTGTCATAAGTTTTAACCCTAAAATAAATTTTCAAGGCATACCCAACAAATTATCTGGAGGTGTGGCTGGTGGTGGTGTAAGTGCAAAATCAGTCCAAGTAAACCAAATATGTGATTTCGGGGAAGCAAATAAAGATTCTGATGTGCTTAATAAAGCTAAAAATCAAGGACAGACGGTAACAATCGGTGGGGCTATATCAAATGATTCTGTGAATAAAGAGGCTCCGAGAAATTTACCACAACTTCAAGCTAATGCAGCGGCTGCTGCATTAGCTGCTGAAAATGCTAGTAAACCGTTTCTTAATGGTGCTGTTACAGCAACGATGACAATTCAAGGAGATCCAAGATTTTTGTGGAGTGCAAACATAACCTCAACCGCAATTAAAATAATATTTGTTAATCCTTTTGCAATAACAACAAAAGGTTCTCCAATTTATGGCACAGAAACTGATTGGTTGGCTACACCAAAAATTAACTCTGTTATATCAGATGGAGTTTATATAATTAACGCTTGTGATCATGATATAAGCAATGGAAGCTGGCGTACAACATTACAATTAACACAATGGTATTCCCCATATAATCCTATAGTGAAAGGTTAAGATGGCTAAAAGGAGCAAATTTGCAAATTCTTTGATCAATAGAATTAATGATTTGGAATCAGAAGTTAATAAATTAAATGCATCAACTAAAGAAATTCGTGATCCTAAAGTAAAACAAAATATGAGTAAATTTGGAATTTACTCTGCAATATGTATAAGCACAGCAGATGTTTGGAAACAAAATAGAATCCAATGGTTTTCGCCGATATTTGATAGCCCGACAACAGAAGTGGCATCTTTACCTTGGGCATTGCCCGTTTCAAATCTAGGTGGATTTGATGATAGTGGGCTTAATTGGGTTCCTCCAGCAGGATCGACAGTAATAATAGCTTTTGAAAACGGAAGCAATGGTGCTGCTTATTATTTGGGAACAACATGGTGTCGTGAGCGTGGACCGGGTACTCTTAGTTATTTTAATGTACCAATAGAAGAATATAACATTCTATATGCTAATAAAAGAAATGGATATTTGTGTGGACCAAATGATGGATCACAAGTTTTTCCTCCGTGGAATACAGAATCGTATAATGGTTATGATATAGATTCTATTGAACAATTAAGTCAAGATCCAAGCATTCAAGCTAGAGCAACATATCCGAACATATACGGATTCAAAACTCCTGAAAAACATATGATGAAAATGGTTGATGGAGATCCAAAATGTAATAGGAAGTGGAAAAGAGTAGAAATAATGAGTGGAAATGGCAACTGGATGATATTCAAGGATGACCATTTGCATTATTCTGGTCAATGGGCACATCCTACATGTGTAGATAATCAAAAAGATGGAGATACAAGTTGTATTGTTGGACTGCCTAATCCTCCTATTTATGATTTAGCAAATGTTACTAATAACCTTGCAACAATAGATTTATCTGGTGGTGTTGCTAATACAAGTACAAGTAATTTGAAAAAAGAATACACTGGTTGTTCTGATGCTGACAGGGCGACAATAATTGGCGGTGAACCTGAGACGCAATATAGAGAGTCTCAAATAGGAAGAAATCCTTTTTTCAAACAAACAAGTGAATGCAGACCATATAGAGGTCCGCAAACGCCTCAAAATAACAAATGTGATTTGCCACAAACTGGTATACAAATACTATCCATTTCTGGTCATACATTTGTCATGGATGATTCAGTTAATCAACCAAAAGGTGACATGGAGTGGAACAGAAGTACTCAACCATTTGATTTTGGTTGTGACAACAAATTTGTTGGTAGAACTTACTGGAAGTCTACTACTGGTCATTTGATTGAAATGAATGATGCAGAAAGAACGGAAGGTGGATCAGATCAAGTTCGTAATGATGACAATGGCATAAAACTTAAAAGTGCTTTGGGAAATCAAATATTTTTATGTGATGCTGTTGATGGTCCGACATGTGATGGACGGGCTTCTGTTTCACAAGGAATCAGAATGGTGTCCACAAGCAATCATCAATTTGTCATGTCTGATGAGGGCAACAAAAGAGATTATGTATGCAGAACAGAAGGAGCAATTCCATTAGCTAATGCAAATGCAGCTTATATGCAATTGAGAACAGGATATGGTCTTCAAATTACAATGAATGATAGTCCTAGTCAAAAAACTACTCAAGGACAATCAATTGATATAGTTGCGCCACAAAAAAGTATAGAAAATGGCTCTAGACCTCACATTATTCAATTGCAAGAAGGATATCCTGATGTTCAAGAATCTGGATATATACAAATAAGATCTGGAGGTAATTTATTCCTTTATGCCAAAGAAAATGCATTAGAATTGATAGAAGGACACAAAATCATTTATACAAAAACAAACAGACTTGATTATACGGAAAATGACTTTTTTCATATAGGAAAAGGAAACCATGTGGTTAAAGTTGATGATAGAATATTTTTGTTAGCTGGTAGAGATTATCCACCTCCTCCTCCAGATGCTAACACAACAAGTCCTCCAGAGAACTTATTGCAACCTGAATTGAATCAAGCGACTAATCAGGCTACAGCAACTAATCAAGACGAATGTGTTCCGGGTGTTTTTCCTGTGCTGGTTTTGATGCCAAATGGCTGTTTGAGAGCAAGTGATAGAGTTTACGCTTCTTGTAGTAATGCTGCTGCTTCAATTAGTCTAAGCAACTTGAATATTGCTGAAGAAACTTGTAAGCCGGGAGAAGATTTATGTTCAGGCGGTTTACCATTAGAATAGGAGAAAAATGGCAGAATTAAAAGGTTTTCCATTTCCAGTAACAAAAAATCCTTTGGGATTTTTTTATACTCAATTTGGATCAAAAAATATAAAGAGCGATTTAATACAGTTGATTTTAACAAATCCCGGTGATCGAGTCATGTTGTCTCAATTTGGAACGCCATTGCGTAAGTTTTTTTATGAAGCTAATACTGAAGCCACAAGGACAGAAATAGAAAATGCCATAACTAATGCTATAGCTACATGGGAGCCAAGAATAACGGTACAATCAATTACTGTAACTAATTTATCTGAATCTAATGAAGGAATAACTTCAATAAATCAGAATGGAGTCTTGGTGAAAATTAACTATATAAATCCAGAGCAAATTAATATTGTTGAAAATTTAGTTTTAGCAATACCATTTGAAGGGGGCTAATTTGGAAAAGTGTCCATTTGATTTAAAACCATACAAACTTGGTGCAAATAATTTAAGACCTCAAATATTTTCTCTTAATTACACTAATCAAGATTTTTGGTCCATGAAATCTCGCTTGGTGTCTTACATCAAGGAAAAATTCGGCACAGAATTTAATGATTTCGTGGAATCAAGTTTAGGCATCATGTTAATTGAAAATTGGGCATTTATCGCAGACACCTTATCATTTAAGACAGACCAAATAGCAAATGAAGTTTTTATTGACACAGTTACAGAATTAGAAAACGCACTAAGATTGGCAAAATTAGTTGGATTTGATCCACAACCACCAATTGCTGGAAAAAGTTTATGGTCAGCAAGAGTGCAAAACACATACAATGTAGACTTAGAAATTCCAGCACCTTTTCCTGTGGACATCGTTAACAATAATGTGACAACAACTATAGAATTGTTTCCATCAGATGCTCTTAACAGACCAATTTATGATGAAAATATTTATATTACAACTGGCAGTTTAATTAATAGTAATATTGTTGGAATTGAAGGCAGAACATATAATGATACATTTGGAGCAGTTGGTGGTACTGATCAAGCGTATCTTTTATCTTATAATCCTGTTCTTTTGGATTCAATTCGTGTGAGTGTTGATGGAGTCAAGTGGGATCAAGTGAAATATTTTACTGAATCTGCTCCAAGAAGAGAATACCGTGTTGAATACAACTCTGATTACTCTGCATACATTATTTTTGGAAACAATAGAGCAGGATATATTCCGCCAACTGGTTCTACTATACAAGCTGTTTATAGAGTTGGCGGTGGTCCTTCTGGGAACATTGTCAGTAATTTCGTTAATACACAAACTTTAGTTACTATTCCCGGTGAAGTGTATACAGCAGTTGTAAACCTTACAAATTACACAAAAGGCGAATATGGATATTCTGGAGATACAATTGATGACATAAGATATAAAATTCCTATTTATAATCAGACGCAAAACAGGTGTGTTTCTGGCAGTGACTATAAAAATTACGCAAATCTTTTTACTACACCTTATAATGGCGTTATGGGTAAGGCAAATGCTGTGTTAAGACATTCTGGATGTAGTGCCAACATTATTGAACTT